AAGAACAGGTTTCTCCAAAATCGAGATAAAATAAACTCGATAGAAGAGAGCCGTTCCTGGTCTACGAGGGTCCAGATAGGCTTGAAGAATTCCAGGGGGGGAAGGAGACTTTCTAAACAAGAAAGTCCCCTTCTCCACTTGGGATTCTTCAAAGACTCGCTTCTGAATGATTTGAATTCATTCCAAGGAAATTGGAAATCTTCCAAATCACTCAAAAGTGAGTCTTCTTGAGCCTTAGAGAAGAGTCGGTAGTCGGTCACTATCCGATCGTTCTTCCTAGACGAGAAAAGTAAGGGTTTAACCTTACGTTCTAGAATCTTGGGAAGACAGATCAGGTAGAGACCATCTTCCATTGGAATTGGTTTCTCTGGTAGACTACGCCGGAGTCTACTCACCTTGAATAGATAGATCATTCGATCTGTTCTAGTCAACGGACGAGTCGACTCCACGCCTAGTCCACCAAAGGAACTGGAGATGTCGAATGATTGAGGAGTTTTCAAAAGAACAGATTTCCCAAAATGGACAATCTGTGAAATTGAAAACCCCTCTTTCACGGCATCCCGAACTAAAAGGCGATCTTTTCGAACGATCAACTTCGCTTTACCGGAGGAACGATAGATAAATGAATTATCTTTCCTCCTCCGGAAAAGAATTTGAGAGTTGATCGTACCAAAAGATCGATCTTGAAAGTTCTTCCCAATGGAAGGGACGAGCCCCATGGAAGAGGCGATCCGTTTCCATGAGCGAATCCGTCTGTCTGAATCAACGAAAAGAATATCATCTCCGTTGATGCAGGCAGACAGTTCACTCAAATCTTGATGTCTCAAGTGACAAAGAGTTGCTGCATTTGCAATACAAAGTACTGGAAATGAAAGCAAACTCCCCATCAACTGTCCTCTTTGCTGGAGGACACTGGGTAGTTTTGTCCATTTAGGATAATCTATCCAGTGTCTCCCACCAAAGAAGTCAATATACTTGAGAAGGTGAGGGTGGTTAAAGAATTGCTTCTTCAACTCCCCTAACACTGTCTCCATTACATCCATGTTCAGATTATCAGTGGCACTTTGATAGTCCCCTGATAAAATGAACCCGGATTGACCGCTTAAATTGAGGTTAACAAATGATTCCAAGGAATCTTTCCAACCAGGAAAGAAACATTGGAACTTTGTCAAACCCCGAAACATAGCAGTCTGTAACGGTTTCAGTGCCCAAGAAAGGGGTTGCTCCTTTGTGATCATTCGAACCTTTAGGGGTTCTGGGATCGCAAAAGCTTCAACCCGGTTCTCGGTAGGGAGATTCGAAGGGAATTCGTAACCAAACCCAGGGCGATGGTCTCCGTAAGGAATAAGAGGGACTCTCCAGTCTCTCTTCTTCTCTACGGACGCCAAAGCAGAGGAGAGGGACTGAGAGTGACGGTGAATCGCATCTTGACAGATGAGATCCACCAACCTCTCAGAGGACACTTCCATATAACTTTTCCGAGATAGGCGAAGAGTGGGAGAGTTTGTCTTTGAATCCATAAACTTAGGATAACTATCAAAAGTTAAGGTTTCAAAGGCTACTCTATACACTCCATTCCTAGGTCGGTCAAGAATATGGATAGCATCCTGTATCCTTCTCCCCAAAGCCCAAGGAGTGGTTATTTGTTTAACCGAGCTCACTACATCAAGAGGTGAACGATTAGATGACATCAGAAGAAATTCAGAAAGGAATTTACGTCCCTTATCGGCTAAATTAGCCATAGGAACAATAAATTCGTTATTGGATTTCATCTGAATAACCTGATCAATGATTTGATCAGGGTGAGTCATCGAAGAGTTCACCTGAAACGCATCGTCAATTCCAAATATCAATTGACCTGTATAACCATCAAAGTGATCAGTAGAGTAATTTCTCCAATAACAAGAAAAGTCAATAGGTTCTCTGAATTTCTCAGAGAGCCTCTTGACAATCAAGTTACTAAGAAAACTCTTACCAACACCCGGATCACCATACAGGTAAATTGATATTGGGTCCATCCGTGTTCCAGTCAACAAGGGATTACCTCGTGAATAGTTCCGAGAGTAAAAAGGTTTCAAGGTGGAAAAACATCCACCTTGAGACCTCTTCGTCCCATAGTAGGCCTTAGAGGGGGCGAGAGGACACACTTCTGTGTATTCTCTTACCACCTCCTTGGCCCACTCTCTACTTATTGATCTCAAAGTAGAGAGAACTGATTCAGGAGTCTTCCCAACAGTTGAGAGGAGATTCCCGTGCTTCTCATAGGCACGAAGGATCATACCTTGTGGTACTGGGTTTGAGAGACATTTTGCTTGCAAAAGGTCCCACAAATCCAGTACCTTCCTCCTCCGTCTTCCCAACCATCTCCTTTTCAGGAGACGGTAGAATCGACGAGGGATAGGCAAGGCCGAGGTCGTATGACCTTCAGGTAATTCTTGACCGAGTTCTTTAGAAAAGAATACAGCCAAGTCTAATTTGAAGGTCGAAGCCATCTGGTCCAGAGGAACATCTTGAAACCTTTCTGAAAGAAAGGAAAAGAGTTCCGAACGACTACAGAACAGTCTCTTCTGACAGAGCCAATAGCTCAAGACAGAAGAAAAACCGTCAAGTTGCCGGACACGTTGTTGTTTGGTGCTTACGGGTACACCTTTCCGACGACTAGTCTTCCTGGTTTTGCTACCTTTAGAATGAATGTCTCCATTCTCTACGGTAGTAGCTCCGGGATTAATAGTCGATTTGGGAACTGGTTTATACAAGTTATAGATTAGTTAGACCCATAACAGGGGAGGTACTCGGACGGTCTTAAACGGACTCAAATGAGATTCGCGACAGACCGA